TCAAAGACAATAGGGTCCGTGGAGCCGCCCCGCTCCAGATAGTTACGGATATCCGATTGCAGACTGGTAAATGTGACTGACGCAGGCATATATTCTCCTAGGGCTCCCGCGTCTTACCAGTCAGGTAAAACTAGCTTTGCCGGATTGTAGCAAATTCAATACGACCAGACGTTTTTCCGAGGTGGCTCTTCCAATATGTCCAAGTGGATAAATCTAGGGCCTCCACTTTTCTGACTGACCCCGATGCCGGTAAATCCCAAGGCAAAGGCGTCTTTCATAAGCTCGTAAGCCTGCTGCCCATCTACCGCGACATCACAAGCCAGCCCACTGGCGTGCGCACCAGGCTTCGCTTTCTTGGCCTCAATGGGATGCTCGGGGCAGCGGTAGCCGGATGTGATTTTCATGGGCTTGCCATACCGCATACGCAGCGCTTGAAGACGCGACATGAACTCCGCTTTCATTTCATTCTTGCCGCAGTGTGAGCAATTAAATTCATCGGCAGAGAAGTTGGGATATAACCCGAAGTCAATCATTTCGACACTCCTTTGAACTTCTCAAAGGTACGCAAGCCGCCCAGTCCCAACATGCCGAGCAGAATCGTCATCAGGCTATCCATGTCAAAGACCGGCAGGGGCGGAAGGACTTCGCCACTCAGGATGACCAGAAAGGACACCACGGGATATAAAACAAAATGCCACGCGAGGGCCACGCCACAAGTCCAGCCTATGAACGGACGCCACCCTGCGACAAAGGGGCTACGGTTGCTTGCTTCAGCTTTGTTAACTTCGATCTGACCCTTGGCAATCTCCTGCGCGTGTCGCTCTGACATCGTGGCGAGTTCATGGGCGAGCTTGGCTTTCTGGTCTTTGTCCTCAATGAACTTATCCAGAAGCTGCGTAATGGGGCCAATGAGGGTTTGGACAATCATTTCTTGTCCTCTTTGTCATCTAGCTTGTCGTTGATTCGCATCAACATCGCTTTGATTTCGTCAATGTCAGCGCGGTAGTCCACACGGGTGACGTAAGTCAAAGGCATCGCACGGACATCTTTATCCAGCCGTTCGATAGAGCGGGAGATGTTATTCAGTATCCACCCGCCAAACATACCGGCTACACCGACAACGATGTTAAAGAGAATCTGTCCGTCTTCCATTTCATAAGCTCCGTACCAAGACTGTTGCTAACCAGCTAATCACTGCTCCTGCTGAAAGCCATAACAGCTTCTCTACCCAACTCATGCGTTGCTCTAGACGATAGACCCGCGACTCCACGGCTTTGATCTTGTGACCATAGTCCGTCTTTAAGATCCGCAGGTCTTTCGTTTCGACGGTCATTTGGCTTTATCGGCTAGAGCTTGCGTCGTCACCACCCGCAACACCAAATTCGCCATCGCCCCTGTCATCAGGATTAAGGCTGACGTTTTTGCCCCGAATAGGGTGGTGAGCGATGCACTAAACATCTCAAGTGACGCCAGCAACGCCAGCAGCACGTTCCACCAAACCGTTTTGCTTTTGAGTGCGCCTTTCAGGGTTTGCATGTCCATGATGTCTCCTTAACCGCAATACAACACAGTCGGGACACAGTACGAACCATCATCGTATTCGTGCGTCTTGACCGTGCTAGTGACTTTGCCGATGGTGCTGCTGCGAATGATGTCATCCGCTTGGACACGCGCTGTGCCGTCGCCGTTGGATTCCAGCAAGTCACCTTCCTGCACCGTGACATCTGCATTCACGCGGCAAACAAACGCACCGACCGCTGTGACGTACATATCGTTCGTCTCAGTCCAATCGTTATCCCACCCCATAAATACGCCGTAAACCTTTTTGCTGCCAGCGGTGTCGCTGATTTTGCACTTGGGCAGACGTTCGTTGGTTTCGTCAGGCCACTCACACAATTCGTTGATAGATTCCATCACCGTGCCGCGCAGAATGTCGGGCTTGCTGCCGTCTTGCAGTTGCGACCAGTGTGAGCCTGCGAAGGCGTTGTAGGAGACGGTGCTGCCGCTGACGGAGATGGAGCCTTCTTGGTTATCGTCTTGGTAAAAATTTACCAAATCGCCATCGTTTGTTTTTCTATTGACAAATACGCCGGGGCCACCGCTACGAGCAAACATCCCGTAACCAGATGGGTCCATTTGCGACCCAATATCAGCTACTAATCCGGGGCCTGTTTTGCCTACAAGAAACGCTCCTACCGGCGTGAGCCTTGCGCGTTCTACATTGATGGCAGATGGGCCTTCCGAGGTATGAAAGCGCAAATCTTGATAGTCAACACCGGGTGAGCCAGTCGGAACATACGATCTAACGCCCGCACCATAAGTGCCTGTATAGCCTTGAAAGTTTACCTGCCCTACGATGTCACCAACGCTAACTCCGTTTGCGGTTCCTATATTTATTCCTTTAGCGCCAATATCCGTTGTATTGCCAACAGACAAACCGCCGCTTGTGTAAAGCGTCATCTTGGCATTGCCAAACGTAATAGTGCCGCCTGCGGAGCCAGAGGCTGCGGAATACCAAGCGTGCGTGCCTGTTGTTTTTTCTTGGACGTATGTGGTCGCGTAGCCGTTTTCTATGTATACAGAGCTGCTGGTTTCTGCATAGTTGTTAGATACCTGAGTCCCCCCAGTACTGTAGTTCCAAAATGCGCCAGTTACCCCTACTTGAATTGCTTTATTCCCACTCCCCCACGCCGACGGCGTGACGCCCAAGCCGAGGTTGCCGGAGGGGGTCAGATAAAGCCGTGAGGTCGCAGATTGTCCCGTGCCATTTGGCACGGTCATCACATTTAAACCGCCATCAAGACCGTCAACCTTCAGCACAATGCCGCCGTTTGCGGGACTTGAAGCATTAAAAGTTGGTGCTGCGCGGGTGCCGCCATCCATGCGACAGTTCAGCAACATGAACTGGTCTACATAACTTGCGTCATAAATGTTGGCGAAACCGGCTGCCCAGTTTGTACTAGCGCCATATGTCATTACAGGGTTTGCTGGGGTGTTTAAGCCCTGCCCAGTCAATACAGAAACTTTGTCTTGCGGGGTATTTGTGCCAAAGCCCACCCTGTCCGTCGACGCATCCACAAACAAAAGATTCGCGTCGGCGTCGCCTTCCACACGAAAGTCAACGTCGGCGCCAAGCTCATTGACGACCACGCCGCCGTTCAGGGTGGAGCCGGAGGAGACGGTGAGGGAAGTGGCTAATAAGTTGGTGATGGTTGCGCTGCCCGAAGTCAACGTCGTGACATTCGCCGAAGCAATGCTCAGGTTCGACAGCACAAGGCTCGTTGCCGTGAGATTGGTCACCGAAGCAGACGTTGCCGTGAGGGTCGTGATGGAGGCGGAAGTGGCAATCAGATTCGTAATCGTTGCGCTGTCCGATCGGAACACCGTGGCCGAGGCATCTGCCGTCGTTAAGCTCCCAGGATTCGTTCCCAGCTCAATGATGGCGCTTGCCGAGGTCATGCTGAAGACGCGCTTGTCTGCGGTGTTGACCGCAATCTCTGCGCCACCGGCCAAGTTGGTCAGGTCGCTACCCGTAGGCACTGCACTAGGGGTATCGCTCTTTTTAATCAGAATAGTAGGCATTAGTAAGCGCCTCCGCTCAAGGTTCCAGTGGCATTCGCCAGATCCAAATAATAACTTCCCGACTCACCGTCCAGCAAATCGGCGTTGAGATTCGCAACCAACACCGTCGAGCTGATAACCAAGCTGCCCAAGGACAGATTAGTAATCCCCGCAGAGGTACTGGTTAACGTGGTAATCGTTGCACTTGTGAAAGTGGCATTAGTCAGCGACAAGCTGGAAACGGTCAGGCTGGTGACGCCCAAGTTGGTAACCGTCGCCGAGGTCGCAGTCAGTGTGGTAATCGTGCCACTGGTTGCCACCAAGTTGGTCAGCGTTGCCGATCCCGAGGTAAGCACGGTCACGTTGCCGCTGCTGTAGCCCAAGGCCGTTCCACTCAAGGTGGTAATGCTGGCTGAGGTGCCCACCAAGTCCGTAATCGTCGCCGAGCCAATGCGCCCCACTGTTGCAGACAGGTCCGTGATGGAAGCGGTCGTGGCAATGAGATTGGTAATGGTTCCCGACTCAACGCGACCCACAGTAGCCGACAGATCCGAAATGACCGCAGACGTTGCCGCTAAGCGCGTAACCGTTGCCGAGGTAAACGTGAAGTTATCAATCGTCGCGCTGGTCGCTGTCAGCGTCGTGATGGTCGCTGAGGTGCTGGTGAGATTGGTGATGGTGCCCGATCCCACTCGGCCCACCGTGGCGGAGAAGTCCGACACTGAAGCGGTCGTTGCCACTAAATTTGTAACTGTACCCGACGATGACGATAGCGTCGTAATACCCGCGCTGGGACTCGTGAGCGTCGTAATGGTCGCGCTCGTTGCCGTCAGGTTCGTTGCCGTTAAATCCGTAACGGTCGATGACGTAAAGGTGAAATTGCTGATCGTTGCGCTGGTGGCCGTGAAGTTCGTAACCGTCCAGCTCGTGCCGTCCAATGTCCCTACAGTGCCGATGGTTGCGGACAAATCCGCCACACTCGCCGTCGTGGCAAGTAAGTTAGAAACCGTTCCGCTCGATGCCGTCAAAACCGTAATGTTGCCGCTAGAGGCTCCCACATTGGTAACGGTGATGCTGCCACCGCTGATGCTGACGGCATTGGCATTTTGCGTGGCAATCGACCCCAATCCCAAATTGGTTCGGGCATCCGCTTCCGTGCTGGCTCCCGTTCCGCCGTGGCTGATAGCCAACGTGCCGGACATCGTGATAACGCCCGCTGCGGTAACCGGACCTCCCGTAAATGCCAGCCCCGTGACAGTGCTGGATACATCAATGCTGGTGACCGTGCCCGCACCGGTAATCGTCAACCAAGATGGCGCTGCACTGCCGTTAGATACCAACACCTGACCAGGCGAGCCCTGTGCGGTGATATCAATATTGGTTCCGCTGGAATAGACCACCGCGCCCGCTACCGGCGACAGCGATGCCCCCGTGCCACCACGCCCCATGGGCAACTCATTAAAAGTTTGAGCGCCATCCGACAAATCGAGCGCCGGATGCACATGGTCTTCGCGAGCGGCCTGCGTGCCCGTACCTGGCGATGCCACGCCCAAAGAAACCGGATTCGCCGTAGAGAAATCAATCGACAGCGTGCGATTGGCTGTAAGATTTCCACCACCCGCTAAACCTTCGCCCGCAATGATTTGGCGACTTGTGGGCACCACGCCAGCTTGAGCGACCGTAACGGTCGAGAGACTCGTGACGCGGCCTTTGGTGTTGACCGTAATAACCGGAATCGTTTGACCATCGCCATACGTTCCCGCTGCCACGCCCGTGGTATCAAGCTGATTATCGCCAATACCACCATTAGCCACCGCGATCGTAATGTCGTGCGACAGCGTGCCACCACCGGTCAACCCCGTGCCCGCGTTAATTGCTCGCGATGGAGGCACCGTCAAATTTTGATTGATCTGACTAAACTGGACCTTATAGGTCACACCGCTAATAACAATGGGAAAGTAACCGGCTGGGTCAGCAACCGGCGCTTCTGGCAAGGATGTGATTTTTGCGGGAATGAGATTGCTGGGCACTGTACTCATTTGACAATAGCCCTCCTCATTTCCCACATACGCTTATGAGACTCAGAAATTTTTTTCCGAGTTTCTTCACTTAATTTTTTTCCTAACAACCTTTCTCTAGTTTTTTCGCCAACACTAGCAGGTCTTTTTTTGCCTTTTCGGGCAGCTGACATTTTAGCTTTTGTTTCTTCAGAATGCTTTAAACCTTTGTTCCAAGCAGGCCTGCCTCTTAACTTAAGAGCAATTTTTTCAACAACATCTCTTGGCACTTTTTTCCCAAGGTTTGCAACTCTAAGCTTTTCTTTAGTTTCCTCAGATAATTTTACGCCTTTTCTTGGGCTTGGTTTCCCTATTCGGGAAACAGAAATTTTTTCCCGTGTTTCAGGGGTATGCTTTTTCCCAAGACGAGACTTAGTTCCAACAGTTCCTTCGCCGCCTTTTGTGTCGTTGTAACCATTGTTAAAAGTGTCGTACAACTCAATTGCACGCTTTTCCATCTCGTTTATCCATTCAAGAGACGGACCAATTGCTAAGCACTTAATTTCAAAATTTTCTTTACCATAATCACGAATAGACCGATGAAAACGCTGTTCTCCGCCATGAGCGGCTTTCCAGCAATGAATGTACCAACGGCGCTTATAACCTTGACATGTCTGCCCAATGTACATTCGCCCATTGACCTTATTAGTTACTTGATAGAGCTCGTATCTCACGGCACCTGCTCCGGCTCAAGGTATTCGTTAACATTTTCATTGGTGATGAAGCTGTTGCCATCTTCCGTGATGACGCCATAGGGCGCACTCGTGAGCGGCGTGTCCGGTCTTACAAACGGCAACGTAATGCGCTCTGTCTGACGCGCTGGCAATCGGTACGGGTCAAGCTCATCCAAATCATCGCGACAGACCCGAAGCCCTGGAAAGTTCGGATCAGGCATCAACTCTTCTAAAGGGAACTTGCGAGAACAACGATCGCACACAGCGATTGCGGCAAAGGCTTTTCCACGCGTGTCTAAGAAAAGTGGCATGCCTTACCTCGTATATACCGAAAGCAGCGGTTGCCAGTAGATGGGCGAGTTATCACGCTCTTCATTCTCAGCCTGAGCCAATGCCTTCTCAGCCTTAGCTTCTAAGATAGGCATGAGTCCCGCATCCACTTCCGGAATCTCTTCCGCGAGCTTACTCGCCAACATCGCCACAATCGCATCAAACCAACGCTGCGGCACATCCAAGTTCTGCGTCATCGTACCTACGTCTTGGATATACCGATGCCGCCAAGTCACAATCTGCTGGGTCTGCGCCGTCGTATTCGGAATCGGCCACAAGCGCATCACCGGAATATCCCGCTGCCGGTCGAACCAAAACTGCAACGGACGACCTAAGAAAGACTTGTTGGGCAACGCGGTATAGTCATCACGATTCAATCGCGCCATCGGAATTTCAGTCGGCGTGTTACCAAAGAACACATCCGTCGTCGATAAGACGCTAGTCGTTGCGCGTACACGGAAGTAATCAGCCGTATGCGGCACCGTAGTATCCACCCATAACCACTCACCTGATACTTCAGTAGCATCAGTCGTACTTTCCAGCGTCGATACTGTTTCCCAAACAATTCCATCATTGGACTTCTCAACCACAAATGGGACAGAGGCCGCTGCCCAAAGAACGCCTACCGTGGTTACGGTCATCCCTTCATCGTCATACACTTGGAACGTGGTGCTCGTGGAAGACTCCGTAGCAATCACTTGCTGAAGCGTGCGCAAGTTGGTGTTCAACACATCTACGGTACCGAGCGGCAGAGGCACTGCGCCGTTGCCTTCGTACATCGGCAGGATGGACCGCTCAATACACCATAACTGCAAACCACGATTGGCCAGATTCGACAGAATTAAATAGAGCTGGTCTTTGGCAACATCAATCATCTCAGAGGTGATCTGTTGCGCATTCAAACGACAACGCCTAAACGCGTGATCCATCACGCGCCGTGTCGTAAAGTTAGTGGTCGAAACGGTACCGGAAGTCGCCATCAGGGTCTCCTCTGCCTGTGGTCCGCTGTCGTGAGCAGACCCCAATGACTAAGCGTGTTATTTACGCCCGTACATCGGGCTCCCTTGGTGAACCGGCAAACCGCCCTTCTTGAGCTTGGTCTTTGATTCGCCAGGATGCTTTTCGCTTTCATGCTTGTGCACGGCCTTTCTGATCATGGCCTTGTCCATTTTCACATCCGAATGGACCTCGCCGCCTTTTTTCATGCCCATCGTTCGAGCAGCGCGACGAGCGCGAGCGGCTTCCATACGCGCCTTGAAGGCATCTTTACCAGGCTGACGACGCGCTTTCTCAGCAGCCATACGGGCATCAAAACCCGCTTGACGCTTCGCAGCATTCGCTGCACGACGCTCTGCCAAACCACCTGCTTGGTACTTCTCAACCTTCTTCTCTTTCTTGGCCTCTTGGCTCAGCTCGTAAGAGTGAATGTTATCTAGGTCCATACCCGGCGCGTACTTTTCAGCATGACGCATTTTCTTCAAGGCAAGATCTTCCATCTTCATCTTGGGCTTCTTAGATTCTTCTTTTTTCTTGGGCTTCTCTACTTCGCCGCCCTTGGCCTTCTTCATAGCACGCGCTTCAGACAACGCAATCGCCATGGCTTGCTTAGGGTTCGTAACCTTCGGGCCTTTCTTAGAGCCTGAGTGCAACTTGCCCTCTTTGTACTCGCGCATCACTTTGGCCACCTTGGCCTGACCTTTTTTACTCGTGACCTTACCGCCCTTGCGCATCATAGTGGGCTGCGGCTGTTGTGGCGCTGCCTCAACCGGACGCTCGGCCATCTCACGCCGTTGCATCGACTCTGCCATCATCTGCTGAGCCTGCGGAGACCGACGCACCGCGTCCATGATTTTGTTAAGCGGACCATTAACCTTACCGCCCATGGCCTTTTTCATCGGACCACATGAGCCACTAAAGCCCGCGTCTTTGGAAAACTCAAAGTCCTTAACGTATTTCACAGCCATGGCTAAACCCCTAAAAATGTGTTCAACAATCCCATTTGCGTAAAGCCAATGCCTTACGCGTTGGACGACCTTTTTCATCTTTCATCGGTCCTGGCATGCCAGACATTCTGGCACAAAACGACTTTCGTCGCGCTGCCGCCTTGGGCGACTTCTTAGCTTGACTGGCGCTAACCGGCGGCTTCAAGTTCATGCCTTCCCGCTTTGCACTCCGTCGCCCCGCTTCATTCAATCCGCCTTTCGGATTCTTTCCGGCAGAACGTTGCCAAGCCGGCGTCTTAAAGGCTCCGCCACCCTTCGCAAACTTTTTCCAGCCGGACCAGTCTCCGTGCATTAGCCCACCTTTTGCACATGCAAAATGAAAGAGGGCGTGCCAGGAATTGCTCCCGATGCCGCAGACGAATCCAAAATAACCGTCGAATTTTCCATCTGCACCCAGGCTTCGATGTAATCACTTGCAGCAAACTGCTCCATGCCAGCAATGCTGAGCACTGCTGCACCACCATCCGCTGCTTTCGGTACCGTGACACGGGTATTGGAAAACGCAATGTTCGTGCCGTTCTTCTTAAAGAAAAGCGATGCGTCATGGTCGTTAGTGTCTGAGTTTGCAAACTGCGCGGTGACGCCAATGAAATACACGCCCGATGTCGCCATCGTAATCTGCGTGCTCGATTCCACCCGCACGCCTGTGCTGAAGGTAGCGGAAGCATCAACCGATACCACCATCGCTGAGCCAGAGATAAACGTCTGGTCCCGCGTGGAGACAAAGTATCCGTAGCCCCGGTCCGTCATCGTCGCAAACGGAATCGCGCCACTCGTAATCGACAACGAATCAAATGACCCGCTGGAATTCGTAATGACGACCGACCCGATCGTGCCATTGTTAATGGTGACCGAATCGCCCGTGAACGTCTTGATTTGACTCGCCGTAATCTTGACCGAGTTGGCGCTCTGAACAACTTCAAATTGCTCAGGCCCCGTCAGCGCGGTACCGGCAGACAGATCCGTAATCTTGACGTTAGCCATGGCTTACTGCGTCGACTGCTGGACAATCGTGAAGCGCACCGAACCGTCGCCTGAATTGATCTTCAAGCGCACCGCACGCATCAACGTCGTCGTAAACTGCGTCTCATCACCACTCGCAGCCGTCAAGCTGCCATTCGGATGCGGCACCGCCAACTGCTGAATCGATCGGTCAAACGGGTCTTCGTTGGTGTACTCCACCGAATACTCCACCGTTCCCGTCACTTTGGCCGATATGTTGGTGACCTGATTCGGCGTATAAATGTCGAGCGGAATCCAGTCCGTATACCCCGCAGCCGCGTTGCCAAGGCTAATAGTGGCCGATGTTGCAGCCGATGCATCAACGCCCGTGACCGTGGCAAATGCCAGCGACCCCGTGACCGTACCCGACGCCGTGATGCTAAGAGTCTCTACTTGCTCGCCGCCACCAGGGCGCGTGCCCGTCACCACAAAGTCAACCGCTGCCGAGGCTTCACTAAAGACCGTCAAATACGCCGGCACCGTCAGCGTGGCAACGCCACCTGAAGCCAACGTACCGTCAATCGTAATCGCACCCGACGCATTCAGAAGCTGCTCATTGGCAACGCTGTCTGCATCAGCAACCGGCTGTGTTCTCGTAAAACTGATAGGACGCATATCTGCTCTCCCTAAAAATCACATTGCAAAAGGGGGCCGAAGCCCCCGTTATTACACCGTGACGCTCTGATACAGCGGGATGTAAGCAGTGGTCGAACCCACCATGACAGGAATGAATCCAAGCTGCGAAGAAACCGCGCCTGAATCCGCATTGCCGGTGGTCACCATCGTGCTGCCAATCGTCAGCGTGGTGCAGGTCAAATTCGTAATGTTTCCAGAAACGCTGGAAATGGTGCCGGAAAAACCGTTAAGAGAAATAACCGGCCCGGTAAAGGTTGTATTCGCCATTGCAATATCCTCATGCACGAGTCGCTCATTAGTCTGTGCATCGTCCGCTAGGCCGGTCTAATGAGCTGGTTAAACCTAGACTACCCTTGGCTTGCCTTTGCTTTGGCCCGACGCCTTTCCAGCATCATCGCCCGAAACTCAGGATCAGCCCACTTCTGTCTCAACAAATTCGCTTTGGCTTCACGAACTTCAGGCGTGTTGTACGCCTTCGCGTACTCCCCTGCTGCCTTACGAGCCTCTGGGTTCTCGTAATACGCCCTAGACTGTTGACTAGCCTTAGCGCGGCGCTCCGGAGTCGATTTCGCGGCCTTAATCGCAAGCCTAATCTTATCATGGTTTTCTGTCCACATCTTTTTAGAGGCAGCGCTTTTTCTTCTTTTCTCTTCAGGTCGTGCATGCGCTTCCGCTCGTGAAGCGGATTGTTTCGCACGATATTCCTCAGACTCCCAGTTGGTCCGCATGGCAACGCTAATCTTGTTGCGGACTTGTTCGGTGCGGCTTTGGAGAATCGCAGCCCTTAACTTGGCGCGGTGGGCGGGGTCAGCGCACATAGCTCTAATGCGAGCAACTCGTTGTGCTTTGATTTTTGGGTCAGCCCAAGCATCACGAGAAATTTTGGAAACAATATTTTTCCATTCTTCCGTTTGCATTTTTTCTCGCCATTTACGCAAACGCTCTTCGCTGTACTTTAATCCAGCAACACCTTGCCCCCCGTCAGTCAAATTGCAAAGCGAACCAGTTTTAATATCCCGTCGCCCATATTCCGCAATTAATTCTCTCTCCATGGAAAACGCGTCTTCTTCGTCGTCCATGTAAGCGGCAATCGTAATTTGCGGGACAAGTCCCGCTGCCCGAATCTTGTCGAGCACCCTTTGCAAGAGAGGATTAACGCATCGCTTTTCCCAGTGATAACTAGCGCGATCTAAATCTACGGTGCCTTTGCCAACGTAGATAGGCTGAAGCCCTTTCCCCGGACGGGGATCAAGATAAACGTACACATAAAATTTGCCCGGTGTCTGCATGATGCGACTCCTGTTTGGAAGTGAGCCATCATCATACAGCACCGGGCAACGATTTGTCTAGGATAAAAATCCTTTACAAATCAGGGTTTTAGACACCAGGGGTGCCGTACACCGTCCGAGGATCGGTGAACCCAACGGCATAGCGCTCAGTGCTCTTGAACCTCGTCGAATCAGTCTCGAAGTCGCCTTCCATTGACTTCTCAAGACCGCGACGCATCATCAGCTTCAAGCCTTCCGGCGCATCCGTCTTCACCCACCAAGCGGTGGTCGAAGTCAAACGCGACAGGTTGGCCTGACCGCCAGCGAGCAAGCCCATCGACTTCACCGGGTTGATGTCGTTGTCGGCGGTGCCGGTGCGGAGCACGCTCTTCAAGAGCACTTCCGCTTGGAACACGTTCGACGGCGACACCACCAGCTTCTCGGGGTTCAAACGGATGCGCTTGCCGTTGTTGTCAACAGCGTTGCGGATCTGAATGAGAAGCT